AAGTAACTAAACCTACCCTAAACCTGCATAGGTACACACATGCCTGATCCATTTAAGAAGTATGAGTTTACAATTAAACTAAAAACAAATGCTAATCCTTCAGACGCTATTTATTATATAGCACGTAAACTCAAGGACGCACTGCCAATTCTATCTATTGAATACCGCCAACTTGAAGACAGACCCACCAATGACGAACACCACGGAGGTATCACTGACTCTGAAGGAGTTAACACTGATTCGTAACAATTTATACGCAATCAGAGTCTATAGAGATATGGACTTACCGCACAATGTGGTATTATGGGAGTCGTGGCATGATATACTACTTAACAAGGTCGAAACCGCCATTACCACCATCCACCAAACCAATGCCTAAGTACAGATTACTATTAGAAAGTGGTAGAGATGTAATCTTTAATTCAAAAAACCACCATGACAATCCAGAAGAAGTCGAGGACTTAGCTTATGAAGCTATAGAGGAGGCTGCTTTAATGGATGATTACTTCATCGACATTGAGAGGATTTATGTCTAAGAAAAAACCATACTTCCCTAACAACTGGGAGGCATATAACGAAGCAGACTCTTCTCTCTTTGAAGAGATAGATTTTGAAGACTTCATGTCTTGGAAGGTTAAAGGATGGGAACTACCATCTTCAGTGAGTTGTATAATAAGAACTAGGAATGTTAGATCTGGTAAAATAAAAGAGTTAGTATATAAACAAAGACATGCAGCACAAAGCAAGGTTAAACAATTAGTGCAAGGTGGCGAGCATGAATTCACCATCTGCGATTCCGATCAAGTTTATTTTCACTACGTGGACCCCATCAATGACTACAAAATCCCCTAAAGAAATCTATAGTTATGCACAGCAAGCTATGGATTTACTACCTCTCGATCATCCACATTATGAGGAGATCAGAGAATTGCTAGACCTACAAATCAAGGACGAACTAACAACCTATGCCAACTCCATCCCAAATAGATGAACAAGTTAAACTTGAAAGGGACCAAGTAGCACAAGGTCTCAAACGATTAAGGACTAACACTTCTAAGTTAGAAGAGAAGAGCTATGCATCTGCATCGGTCTATGGTATTGCTTCTATTGATGCTTTATTACCATTAGTTGTTGATCGTATCAAGGGAACAACTAATCGTATAAAGGAAGGAAAGACAGGCAAGTCATTTAAAGAGATACAGCGTTACTTAGCTGATCTCGAACCATTAGCTGCTGCGGCTATTGCATGTAAGCTAACCTTTGATAAAGTATTTAGTTACAAAGAAGGTAGTAATGCAGTAGTAAAGGTATGCGAAGCTATAGGACATGCTGTTGAAGATGAATGTCAAATGAGACACTATGAAGCTAGTGCTCCTGGTTTACTTGAGACAATCAAGAAGAACTATTGGCATAACTCTATTGGAACCCATCAAAAGATTGTAGTAGTTCAAACATTAATGAACAGGTACAATGTAGAGAAGTGGTTACCATGGGGATCATCTAACAGAGTTAAGTTAGGAGCTTGGTTGTTAGACTGTATCATGGAAACTAGTGGATGGTTCTACAAGGACATGGTACAATTAGGTAGACGTAGGATAAACTACGTTAGACCTACTGCTGAGTTTATGACAATTAAAGATCAAGTGATGCAAGAAAGCGAGTTATTTGCTCCACTTGCTTGGCCAATGTTAATAGAACCTAACAATTGGACACCTGATAAACCAGGCGGCTATCTTCTCAATGAGGTTATGCGTGGTCATGATATGGTCAGGAGGGGCGATCACTTGTCTATACAGGGAGAAACACCCTTCAACTTTCTCAATAAGATTCAGGAAGTTAGCTACCGTTTAAACCCTTTCACTGTCAGCGTTGCTGAAGAGTTAAGTGAGAGAGGTATAAGTGTTGGGAAGTTTCAACCTATTGTTGAGATACCACTTCCACCTAAACCAGTGGACATAGCTGAAGACAAGGACGTACGTAAAGCCTATAGGCGAGCGGCGACAGAAGTCAGGAACAAGAATGCTCATGCATTCAGACGGTCGTGTCGGACTCGGATGACTATGGAGGCAGTGAGGAGGTTTAAGACTAAAGAAAAATTCTTTATCCCATGGTCTTTTGACTACAGAGGAAGAGCTTATCCTATCCCTGCCTTTCTCACACCACAAGATACTGACTTTGGTAAGTCACTCATAAGATTTGCTAATGAGTCAGTTGTCACAGCAGAAGCTGAAGATTGGTTAGCCTTTCAAGTAGCTACTACATATGGTCTTGATAAAGCTACAATGGCTGAGAGACTAACGTGGACACTAGATAATTTGTTCACAATTACGAAAGTAGCAACTGATCCTATTAGAAATATAGGAGATTGGGAGGCAGCAGAAGAACCCTGGCAGTTTTTAGCTGCTTGTGATGAATACTATCATTGTATTATTCTCAAGGACAGGAAGACTACAGGACTATGTGTAGCAACAGACGCTACATGTAGTGGTCTACAGATCTTAGCTGGATTAGCTATGGATAAAAAGACAGCACAACTCGTCAATGTGTTGCCTTCTGATAGACCACAAGACGCATACAAGGTAGTAGCTGAGGTGTCTAAATGGAATATTCCAGATAGACTTCGAGATATATGGGATCGTAAATGCGTAAAGCGCGTGGTTATGACAATTCCGTATAACGCTAAACCTTATTCTAACCGTACCTATATCAAGGATGCGTTGTTAGAGAAAGAGTTAGACATCGATAAAGATGAACTAACTATGACTGTTCAGGCGGTCAGGAGTGCTATGTATAACGTAGTACCTGGACCTATGAATGTAATGAAATGGATTGAAGATGAAGTAGCTAAAGCTATTGATAGAGGTGAAAGACAGCTTAAATGGAAAACACCATCTGGCTTTGTTGTCTCTCAAAAGATAATGAAGAAGAAGGTAGAGGTCTTAGATCTTAAGCTTCTAGGTAGATGCCAAATAAGGGTAGCTACTGATGATACTGACAAGGTTGATAGAGCTCGACATAAGGCTGCTACTGCACCAAACTTAATCCACAGCTTAGACGCATCATTGTTACATATTGCTACGATGCGCTTTAAACATCCCATCGCTCTAATACATGACAGTGTATTATGTAGAGCGACAGATATGTCAATCCTGTCATCGCTAGTTAGGGAGACTTATATGCATCTCTTTGCTAAGCATGACTACTTAACCGACTTCGCTCAACAGATAGGAGCGGAAACTGAACCACCGATCATAGGAGACCTTGAACCGGAATCCGTGATTGACTCAACTTACTTTTTTTGCTAATGCTTTACCCATCATTATTTGATAGCTTTTTTGCACCCACTCGAGTTATTGTTGTCTCAGAAGAGAGACTTAAACAAGCTGAGAGAGAGGCTAAGGAGAATCAACTGAAAGTTCTTGATAACCGTATTAATGAACTAACTGAGTACCGTTCATCTTTAGCTAGTCAATTGAAAGACGAGAAGCCTGGAAAGGATCTAGATCAATTAGACGGAGCTGAGTGTGATGTCTAGAACAATACATACTACTGACAAACCTGTAACTTTAGAAGGATTCCAAGCTATACTAGCACCTAGTAAGTTTGGCTATTCTCTATCGGCTATTGTTGATGAAAAAACCATCGACACTTTAGAGAGTGAAAGGGCTGATGTTCTTAAGTGGGCAGAGTCAAAACTCAAGAATCCTAAGAGATCCACTCTTAAGCCTGAGCCATGGGAAGAAGTTTCAGATGGCAAGTATAAAATCAAATTCTCTTGGAATAAAGACAATCGTCCTCCAGTGGTAGACACTGAAGGCACACAAGTAACTGACGAGAAAACACCTCTTTATGCAGGAAGTACTGTTAAATTGGGTTTCTATCAAAAGCCTTACATTCTACGGGATGGGGTTACCTATGGTAGTAGCCTTAAGTTGGTTGGTGTACAAGTTGTCTCAGTAAAAGGAGATGCAGGTGTTGACACTGGAGATTTAGATGCTGACGCAGTAGCTGAATTATTCGGTACTACATCAGGTTTCAAGACTGGTGACCCTAACGTAACACCCTCCACTAATGAAGAAGAAGAAGACTTCTAAATTCAGATCAGGTCTTGAGGAGCAGGTAGGATCCCTGCTCTCAGAGCTTGGTATAACATATAAATATGAACCTCACAAGGTGGCTTATACGATTCAGCATAATTACACTCCTGATTTTCTTCTTCCTAACCATGTTTACCTTGAAACAAAGGGATACTGGTCCTCGGAGGATAGACGAAAGGTTGCTGCTGTTAAAAGGGACAATCCAGACTTAGATTTAAGGATGGTCTTCCAGTCACCCTACAACAAAATAACTAAGAAGAGTAAAACGACATATGCTCAATGGTGTGAAAAACATGATATACCTTGGACTTCGTACCATAACATACCTCTTGATTGGTTAATATAATGACTACTAGCGAATTCGTAAGGCATGAGCCATGCGATAATTGCGGATCATCAGATGCTAGGTCGTTGTACTCTGATGGTCACACCTTTTGTTTCGTGTGTCATGCACGAACACCAGGTGATCAAGACAATGTTCACAATCACAAAATGTCAAAGACTGTCCACC